GGATTGGATCGGAGAAGTTGGACCTGGGATTCATGGATGGATAGCATTTAGAGACAGTTATGGTGATTGGGACGTATCACTAAGTGGATTCCCAGATGATGAGGACGATGAGGATGATGATGAAGAAGACTAAGATATTGTTTTAAGTTATAGGTAGGGGTCTGAGAAATCAGACCCTTTCTTTTTACTCCGTAGTAGGAGCGAGCCCGATTGGATATAAGACTTAGGCTCGCTCCAAGATAAATTACTACAGGATTTTCGTATTCCAAATAAAATGCCTATATTTACTTATAACTTAAAAACATAACGATTATGGAAAATTCAAAAATTAGAGAAATGATTGCTGAGTCTGGAAAATTAAAGGTTACTGATGCAGTAGCTTATGTGATGCGTAAACTACCTAATGCCGATAAGAAAGAGGTGACTAATGAAGCTAAAGAGATGATCGCTGAGGCAAAGAGATTCCTATCTATTTAAAACAGGCACAATGAATTTAAACGTAACATTAATCGATCCTCAAAGAAAAGATTATGAAAGAGTGATCAATTTTGGCTGGGACACTACATTTGGTAAGGCACGTTTCTATGGAAGTGGTGCACCCTTCACTCATAATGCAGAGAAGCAGTCTAAGCTCATCAAAGACCCCGTTAAATTAGTACGTAGAGCCAAGGCAGTTGCTGCCGTATGGGGTACGATAGATTATCACGGAGGAGTCGGCGGCGGTAATTGGAAAGTAGAAAATGTATGGTTACCATTTGAGCGAGCCCTACGTTCTATGGGATTTAATGGCGTGCAGATTGCAGAGATCGGTCGGTTCAAGGTTGATCGAGAATTTATCAGAAGTTTACGCTAGGATTTTCAGGTGTAGAATAAAATCGGTATATTTACTTATAATTTAAAAACAAGAAGCGCATGACAAAGGGATTCAAAGAACTATTAAAGCTAGCCAAAGCGGCAAAGGTTAAAACGTATGATGAGCTAGAAAGATTGGTTCAAGAGTGTAACGCTGAGGTTACTGGAGCTGACTTCACAAGTGTTCGACAAGTATTAAAAATTAAATTTGTTTAAGTATGAAAACAGTAAACAGCATTTGGGACGTGTTAGACGGAGAGGGAACTTTCAAGGGAATCAAGACCGACTTTGGTAATAACTGCATGTTATTCGAAGTCTCACAAGACACGGACGATGGGACCTATCCAACAGTAGCATCTTACACAAGAGACGCTAATGCCCTAGACCGGGAAGGAGCCAGTCACTTTCTGAATCGATTGACTCGTAAGAAGGACAAGACCTTGCTTGAATACGATGGGGTAAAAATTATTCGAGAAAACAAATGGACTGAAGAGGCGGTCCTTGAATTCAAGGAGCCAATTGAAATTCTTTTTGCCTATATTGGAGAGACACCAGTGGTTAGGGATGTGAAGAAGATAAAGGGAACCTTTGTTCACGACTGGTTTTGGACGAAGAACGGCAGGCAGGATCGAATTGCCAATGGGTACGAGATCTGGTTTGTGGTTGAATCCTATCTTGAATAGGAATCCTATTAATAATCAGACCCTCCAATCGGAGGGTTTTTTATTACTCCGTAGTAGGAGCGAGCTCAACTGCCTCATAGTCTACCAATTTTAATCCTGCCTCGCTCTAAGTAGAATCGAAACAAATTGATCAGAAATTTTCGAAGGTCAAGTATTATTTGTATATTTACTTATAACTTATTAAAAACAAATGTAATATGAAAACGAAATTAATCGCAATTGTAGTTGGACCCAAGGAGTATCTTCCAGAGGGGATAAAGGTTGAATTATTTGAAGTAGCTCAAGACGACATAGACTGTTTTTTAGAGGAAGTAGAAGAAGAGACCGAGGAGGATGCTATCCAATACTATAAGGAGGAGTATATTGCAGAGTGGGAACAACGCTGGTGTCAAGTAATGCTCTTGACCGAGGAAGAATTTAAAAAAATAAAGTCTATTGATTTTCAGGTTTAAAACCTAATCAGTATATTTACTTATAACCTTTAAAACAAAAAGAAATGGCAAAGACATTAAAAGGACCAATCCACCTGGCAGTAATGAATTACAACACTGTAACGATACATATCTATCAGGTATCAAAGGAGGACCAGGAGCGAATCTCAAAGAAGATTGAGGAGGACGATATGGACCTGATCGTACAAGAGTTCATGAATGAAATGGACCACAGTGATAGTGAATGTGAATACATGTTCTCTGAAAAGGAGATTGAGGTTGAAGTTGATAACGAATACTTTACATTTGATTAAGATGGAAAAGCCAGTAACCAAACCCACGTGTGACCATACTCAGACCTATGTGGCAGTGAGACATGTATCCGGAATTCAATTAGTGAAGTGCTGCAAATGCGGACAGGTTGTATAATTAAAAACTAGAAAAGATGACTAGAGAAAAAGGAGAAGCTATTACAAACATCATGGACCGGTTTGATTTTGAGAAGGTGCATCAGCACATGCAGTCAGTAGGTTGGAAGTGGTTCGACGAGGTGCCCACGATGGAGGACCTGAGGGGAACGGCACTGCGTCTCCTAGTAGAGGCAGAGATGGATCCGCAAGATGTGGTGTCAATGGGAACCGGCGGGTTCAGAGTCTATAAGCTGCCATGGGGTCTTGAGCTAGTATTCGCCATGACTCGCAGCGGCACATTTTAATCCTTCTGAATTTTCAGGCATCAAATAGAATCAGTATATTTACTTATAATTAAAAACTAGAACAGATGACTAAAGAAGAATTAGATCAATTAGTTAGACAATCGAATAGCAGGTCTACTGCGGTACGCCTAGCGGTCGCCAGGAATCCTAACTCCCCGGCTGACCTTTTAGATCGACTCTCCAAGGACCCGGACTCGAAGGTACGCCGAGAGGTCGCTTGGAATCCTAACTGCCCAGCTGACCTGTTAGATCGACTCTCGAAGGACGAGTACTGGGGGATACGCATAGCGGTCGCCGAGAACCCTAATTGCCCGATTGATTTGCTAGTTCTATTGATGAGGGACGAGTATATAGAAGAGGAAGCAACTGAATCACTCCGTAGTCGTAAGGAGACCGCCAGTCCAGAAGAGAAGGAACTCATCAGGGCTTGGGAAACCTTAGCGGAAATAGGAGTCATTTGATTTTCAGGTATCAAGCAGAATCAGTATATTTACTTATAATTAAAAACTAAAAAAATGAAACTAACAGAATTGAAAATGGAGGTTACGATTCCTCAAGAATTTGTTGAAGAGTGTAGAGAATACGGTTTAACGGATGAAGAGACCCGAACTGTCTTCATGAAGGCGATTGAGTACGGCGTGTCTTGTGCATTAGATGACATTGAATCCTTAGCCGAGTCCTGCTTGCCTGAATGACTCCGTAGTGCCACCGTGCCCGTTGGACCAGGAAGCTATTTCAGCGGGCACCGGGAAGAACCCAATCGGAGAATTGAGTATAATAGAGAGAGGTTCTGTAGCTCAGCTGGATAGAGCAACTGCCTTCTAAGCAGTAGGCCTCAGGTTCGAATCCTGACAGAATCACGAGATTCATTTCTTGTTTTAAGTTATAAGAAGGCCCGCCTCAGAGCGGGCTTTTTTAGTCTCTTGGAATTCAGAAGATCCGGTCTCGCTCTTGCTAAGGTTTAAAATATTTTCTCTAAAATTTTACCGGATGGGGATAAATGCCTATATTTACTCTATAACCTTTAAAAAACAAGAACATGAAAAAAGCAGTTGTAATTTTAAGATTTGGAAAAGACGAACCTGTTAAGTCTGATATTGACGTGATGCAAGAGATCACTGGTGGATCAATGCTGGCAATGGGTTGTGGGTTTGGATTTGGAGTAGCATCCGTGGTCTATACTTCACTTACACCCATTGAGATCAAGAATCTATTTGATCGAGTAGCAGATGCTAATGATGATCTGATGCCAGTGGTGGTATTCAATTGGGAAGACGCAGGTGTTGCTGCATCTCTCAATTCGATCCCAGGCTTAGGTAACATGTTGCAGTGCATCGACCAATTCGTGGAGGATCAGAAGGAGGAAGTGAGCTGGTCCCTAGACGAATTGCTGGACAAGATCAAGGATTCCGGCATCGAGAGTCTGAGCCAGGCTGAGATGAGTCTTTTAAAATCTTTATCCGGGCAGTAGCCCGGATTTTCCTATGTCAAATCCTATTTGTATAATTACCTATGACAGATACAATTAAAAAATACGAGCTAAAAAAGTTGGACACCGATTTTAAACGGGTAAAGATCCACAGTTCAGACGAGGCACAGACCTTCATACGTCAGTTCTATTCTGATGATATTGGAATCTTTGAGTCCTTCTTTCTCTTGCTGATGGATCAGAGCAATTCCACAATTGGATACGTGAAGATCTCACAGGGTGGAATCACAGGCACAGTGGTTGATCCAATACTGGTGGCCAAGTACGCGATTGATTCCCTGGCAAAGGCGGTGATCATGGCCCATAATCATCCCTCAGGAAACACAACTCCTTCTACTCAGGACCATGCAATAACCGAGCGAATCAAGAAAGGACTTGCCCTGTTTGATATTCAGATGTTCGATCACATCATATTGACTGAAGATGGGTACAGCAGCTTTTCAGATCTGGGATTTTTATGATCCTGGATTTTCAAGTATCAGATTTTTTCGGTATATTTACCTATAATTAAAAACAAGAAAAAATGGATAGAGAAAAAGTAGAAGGACTGGCACAGGTAGCCAGGGACCTCAGTCCCTTGATGGATTGGAGCAACGAATACCTGCAATTACAGAAGCGGGCATTTAAGAAGATGACCCGGTCCAGATCGATCGACGTAGTCACTCGGGCTTGGGCATGGGACTATATGCGAGACATTGATAACGAACTAATCTCTAGGAACTAATGAGCACACGTGAAATCCAAGGGCTTCTCAGGATGGGGGCCTACGATCGAGTAAGAAAACAATTGAAACGTCTGGCCATTCCCGAGCGAATGAAGTCCTTAGAAGGCTGTATTCCCTTGGTAAAAGAGTCTCCCGGTAATCTTAAATTCTTTAAGGAGAACTTTGATATCGAGCTGGGAGCGATCCTGGTTTCGGGTGGAGACCTGGAGAAGGCAGCACGTCTCTATCATTCAACCAAGTGATAAATAAAAGAAACAACCAACATGGATCACAACATAGAACTTGGACCGTATATCACTAAACTTGCCTACATTGATGTCGATGTCAAAGGGGAAGATTCGATCGATCTTACCAATATCAAAGGGTCAGAACTTGCAATCTTACAGGAGATTGGGATTATCGACCAGGAGATCAGCTATCATGAGGCCGACATTCAGATTCATTGGAGAGCGACCCTGACGCAGGGACCAAGCGGAGTGGATAGAATTGAACCTACGATTCAAAGGATTGAGGGGATCCTTCAATTCGACATATACGATACCAATGACTGGTCGTCGAGTGACTCCGTAGACTACCCGATCCTGATTCGACCTAATTCAAAGTGGGAGTTGGATGTTAAACTTCATTTTGGAGATCTAAAGTTTAAGCCATCGTCGGTGAGCCTGGATTTTAAAACCCAAAGGGCAGAAATACTATTCGACTAATGGAATGGATAGACTACAAGGATGAGGACACCGGCTTGGAATTCAGAATTCCCAGGTTCGATACCATGGATCCTGATTCCCTGCGTAAAAAGTCAGAGCGAAAGGTGTTCGATGCCATCCTTAATGCGATGGTCCAGATGAAAGAGAAAGGGGTGGACTCAGTTCCTTGTTTTATCCTGGTAGATCTGGTATTCAGCATGGACCGGGATTCCCTACTTGAGAATGGAGACCAGTGCCTCCGGTATTTTGAGAACCTAGAAGAATT